TGAAGAGCATTAACATCGACTACGTTACCGCTAACAAACTGCCCATTCTTAGCTTCCGAAAGTGACCTAATTTTAGTAGTGCCGTTAGGGTTAACCAGGAACAATACCTTGGAAGCACAAGCAGAACCCTCTACAACGGCTTGGGTAAGGGCTTCTAGTGACCTAAGATCGCCAAGGTACTCTTCAACAAGCCCACGCCCATAATCGTCACCATCCACACGGCTATAGCGAAGCGGAATAAAAGGGCACTTTTCAATAGCGTATTCCCCTTCTGATTCAGGAATAATCTGTTTGTTTACTTCCTGGTAAACTTCCCACTTATTTTCCCGCCTGTGAACGCAAGTAAAAAGATCTACAGAATTTTCGTGAGAATAATCCTCATTATACTCCTGAGATTCTGAAGTATCTAGTAGTTTCCTAGCTTCTTCAGGGAGGGCAGAAGGAGCGATTGATTCTTTTGTGACAATGTGGAGTACGTTGCCAAACGGATCACGCTTAACAACGTAGTTCTCAAGCTTAAACACACGCATTCCACCATCGTCAGGGAAATAAATAAGAGCATTACCAGAAACAATAAGATGTTTAAGAGCTTCAAAGATTGGAACACGTAGAGCAGAGGTTTCTACCTCTTTTGCTACAGCATTCTCAATCTCTGCTAAAGCTTTTTCCATCTCTGTCTTAACTTGTTCGCCACCTCCAAGCTTCTTCAGCTTGTAAGGATCAATCATAAGCCTAAAGAATGAGGCATTAGGAGGGAAAAGGGTTAATAAAAGCTTAGCTGAAATATTGTTTACTCCTCTTGCTCCTACACCTTGAAAAGGAGTTTCGTAAGTAGTGGCGTTGCTGTGCCCCTGGGGAGGAACAAGGGTTGGAATGGTTAATACAGAGCAATCTCTAGCCCTGCGAAGGTAAGATTCACGTGTGCTTTCCAACTCTGAATATAGAGACGAAGCGGTTTTGCTCATTATGGCAATCCAAGGCCAGATCCAATAGTGTTTTTGTAGAGGGTGTAGACGGATGACTCCGAGCCACTGATATTTGGAGCAATTACTGCACAAAAAGCACAAGTTGTTGGTTGTGCTTGTTCAACCACACCCGCCCATCTTCCGTTTAATTGCATCCTAGTGAGGGTAGCAGTTCCAGATGATGCAGGTGTGCCACCAGCTTCGCTAGATATGTCCAGTCTTTTTACATTTAATAATGTGTTTGGTTTCGATGATCCAGATATAAACCTAAAAGAAGTTGATCCGCTTAATCCACTATCTATTCTAGCACTAGGATAGAATCCGCTTGAATTAACTACGAGAGTATTAAGTCCGTTAGTCGAACCAGCAGATTCGCCCAGCAAAATTTCACCATTGTAATAAAAACTTGGATTTTGAACTCCAAAGAAATGGGGAAAAGCACTAAAAGTTGAGCCATTTCCAGCACCAACGTAAAGCAGTGTTACGTCTTGTCCAGGGTCAGAAATTGTTGCGTATGCATATTGAGTTGCTGTAAAAGGTGTTCCGTTAGTAGTCCAAGCAGAACTATTAGCTAGCGTGGCATTTGCGGTCTGAAGTCCTCCTAGTGAATATGCGGTAAATCCAGTTCCAGCGTTTTGAGCAGAACGGAGAAGCCAGCAAACCATTTTATTCCAAACACCCAAAGTTTTAACACCTACAACAAAATCATTAATTTGTGATCTTGCTGTAGCATTGCTAATTCCCGCTGTCTGAAAATAAGCAGAAGCATCATAATCATACCCTGAAATTTTATTCAGAGTACCAAGAGATAAACCTGAACCAAGGCTAGGCATATTGTACCTTTAGCCTGTTAGATTCCAAAATAGGCAACTACAACCCCTGAGTGAAGTCTAATTTCTGTGAAGTTGCCGTACAAACAAATACCAGCACCGATTTCAGTTGCACTTCCAGATGTGGTATTAGCAAAGTTATCTCCTGAACGAATTGTGTTTGTCAGGGTATGAAACTTTGCATTGCTAATAACTTGAACTACTTCCCAAAAACGTCCAGTTGGGGCAGAAATTAAAGTTCCAGTTTGGGTTATAACAACGCAACCAGCTTGTCCAAGAGCTACAGCAGAATAAGAACTCATATGTTATATACTCTCAATAATACAAACCGCTGTCAAGCCCTTGATCCTGGTAGTCGTTTGTCGCAACTGGATCACGATTAATCTTAAAGATCGAAGTTCCAGTAGTATTTTTAGATGTATCCTCGACCAGATCAGACGAAGAAATATTATCACTAGCTGGCAATACACCAGAATTCATCATTGTAGGTGCTGGTGCTTGAATCGGGGTAGCATCCTTGTACACATCTTTATAAACTATTTGAGGTTGTCCACCTCCACCACCTCCACCAAATAAGCACATATTATTATTTTCCTTTTCTTTTGTTATCGCATCCTATTCAACCCTGAATTGGCAGAGTTGTTGATAGCGAATTGCGACATTCCACTTGAATAGCCTCTATTACGTCCGAGTCCAGCATTATTTTGCTGTGCTCTCCAGGCATCATTGTTTCTTTGGTTTTGGCCTCCAACAAGATTTATTCTTCCAGTAGAGGGGCGAGTAATAGTCCTAATAACTTCCTTTGGAGGGCGATTCCTCATCGCAAGATCACGATTCATAGCATCACGGACGCTTACTCGATACCCTTCTCCCATATGAACAAGGTTACGCATATTGTTGTAAGCCTCAGTATATCCACTAGCGGTAGGCTGAGCAAAACCCCTCGTAAACATCCTGTTGTTAGCCATCATATCAAAATTACGAAATGCGTTAACGGCTACAGGATTATTCCGACTAGCCATAGGACCAGAATACTGATTTACTCTCTGTATATAACCTGGTTGTTGCTGTATTCTTATTGGTGCTGGTGCTGGACGAAACGCTGGAGCACTATTCCTGAACCCTTGTCCAGCAATATTATTAAACATCATTGAAGAAAAAGATGATCTTGCCATATATTTATTCTTTACTTAAAATTGTTTCGTTTTGTTCCTCGTAAGCTTTTTTCATTAGACGAACAATCTGTCTTTGTCCAGCATAAAACCAAATTTCTTTTTCAGTCATTGTCAATTCTGGACACTTTTCAGGACACCTTTCTTCTAAGGCATTTATAAGTGCTTTACTAATAGTGGGAAATGACTCGTTATCAATTGACATAAAGTTTACTTTGGAAGGTCGTTTAGTTCTTTAGGAAGCTTACCTAACTCAATTTTATGGCTTGTCTCAATCATAGCAAGAACGTTCCAGGCACAAGCTACATCGTGACGTTCATCCCTGTGCCCTTCAAGATGCCTAAACAAATGCCTCAAGGCTGAGTCCATATACCTAGAAAGGGGTTGGCCTAGTTCCCAATTACGCTCAGAATACTTAATCGCACCTTCCTCAAGTTGCCTTGCAACAAGGTGGATTGCGTGGGGCATAAGCAAGTCATACCTGCCTTTTTTCTCCCTGCTGTCCCGCACAGAACCAGATTTAAAATTCTGTCTTTTACCAGAATCTTTAACTACTACTTCTTTTGTTGCATCCATCTTTCTTCCTCCTTTTGAAGCTCAAGAACTACCCAATAAGTAGGTACATTAGAATACTTGGTAGGTTCTTCCTGAGTCACCACTGGTTGTTCAGAGCACCCAACAAAAACAAAACAAAGCAGTATTAAAAATAGTTTCATATAGTTAGCACTGGAATTCCACACTCCCTAGCTACCAGTGCCTCAAGCAAAGCACCAGCACTTTGTTCAAATCCTGGTAGAAAGTAAATGTAATCGCAAAACAAAAGCTTTTGTAGGTCTAGCTTAAGGTAAGCTGACCTTGAGTGCCCCTTAGATCTATTAAAGTTATTAGCAGGGTTAACAGGCATATACCCTAGCTCAAACAACAGGTCTTCTTTAGCATCAAATAAAGGATAATTAAGGTCTGGCATTCCAGTCATTGGACCAGAAATATATACTTTCTTGCCTCTACCTTTAGCGGTCTTTAATTCGAACTTTGCCATAATTTTACCTTTCCTGTCTTCTTGTCGTACTCTCCTTTTCTTAAAATCCTAGCTAATCGTGCCTGAACAAGGGCTTCTTCCTCACCAAACCCAGCCTTTTTAAAAGCCTTTTTAACTGCATCCCACATTGAATCAATACTAGTTAGCCCTTCAAGAATTTTCTCAGCTTTCTTTGGCCCAACTCCAGGGCATCCAGGGTAGTTATCTGCAATGTCTCCAGTAAGCACCTGCATCATAAAAGCCCTGTCTGCCTCTTCTTCGGTGATAGCTAGAATACCATCGTCTGGCCTGTTCCAATTGTAATACTTGCTAGGAACACTTTTAAAGTCCTTGTCGAGGGAAACAATAATGCCACCATTCTCACAAGAAAGGATTGAAAGCACATCGTCTGCTTCAATGTTAGGAAAGTGAATAGCTTTGTACGTGTAGATTAAATGCTCCCTAACTGCACCAAGGGCTACAGGTTTCCTCATCTTTTTCCTGTGCTCTTTATAAGCTGGATGAACATCCTTTCTAAAGTTTTTAGAATCGCTTACGGCAATAACCACAACATCTGCCTTAAGCGTGTGCTTTAGCTCCTCAAGAAACACATCAGTACGCTTCTGTGCTTCCCTAACATCGGCGTGAAGCGTCCAGAAGTCGTTACCCCAATCAGTGGATTGCTCCGAAAGGAACGCTTGCTGGTAGGCTACAATATCCCCATCAATATATATTGTTGTGCTCATAGATATGTTAATTTCTTAAGCTCCCTAATTTTCTGATCAATTTCTGCTCTTTTTCTAGGATTCTTTGTATTATAGTACTTGAGGCATAGTTCCGCTTGACGCTTTTTTTCACGCAGAAAAGGGAGTAGTGTCTGGATAACCAAATGTGCGGTTTCAGAGAAGACTCTCCAACGAAAATAGGGCCGAGTGTTTTTCTTTTTCCGATCATATCTAGAAAAATGTCCTCCAAACAATTGGCAGTACCTACGTATAATCTTCGGATAACAGGCTTCCACTGACACCATAAGCGTTCTGCCATTAATAACAGAAATGCACCCTTCTCCATCGGTGTAACCAGCAAGGTAGGCAATTTCATTTTGGGAAATAGATTTAAACTTTAATGGGTATCTGCCCAATTTTTTCCCATCCTGAACTCTCCTGTTAGTGGGCATTTGAAATTAAAGAGTTGTCCAGAATCTTCGATTGACTTGACGGCTATTTTGCCAACTTCTTCCGCAATATTTTCCCTGCACTCAAGTTGCATTTCATCGTGGATGTGAGCTACTAAAGCATAGTCAGTACCAAAAACAAAGTCTAATTTTTGTAGTTTTTCCAGTAATAATATCGTTGACATTTTCATCACTAAAGCACCTGCACTTTGAAGGAGAGTGTTTAGTGCGGAGTGACTACTGCGAATCTGAAGCTTTCTCCCATCTAGCCCATTAAGATAACCCTTTACTTTAAGAGTGTAGTCGATTGATTCCTTAAGCCTTTTAAGAGCAGGTGTCTTGTCTAAAAACTCTCGCTTAATCCGTCTTCCTTCTTCTTGTCCTTTTCCGATAATGTTGCCGATTTTTTCATCCCCTGCCCCATAAAGGAATGCGTAGATGAATGTCTTCGCAGAGTCCCTCGTTGGCAATCCAGCGGAAGCTTGATTAACGGAGTGTATATCCCCCTGTATGATGTCTTTTGTGTAAGCTCCTCCATCGTATCGAGCCAAATAGTGGGCGAGACAGCGTAGCTCCAACCCTGAAGCATCTGCCCCAACCAACGTCTTGCCTTCTCCAGCAACGAATAATTCTCTACATTCTTTTCCATATTCAGATCCTACTCTAGGTACTTGGGCTATGTTTGGTTTAGAATGAGTACAACGTCCAGTGATTGCACCATTCGTATTTACTCTGCCGTGAATACGTCCACCTGGCTTAACCATTTTTAACCAAGCTTCGTTACCCTCGGCAAGTTGGCCTATTCTCTTTTGGAGAAGCAGGTATTCTAAGAGGGGTTTTGCCTCTGCATAGCCCAAATTCGCAAGAACTTGAAGCACCGCTTCATCCACTTTCGGCTTTCCATCGGGAGTAAATTCTTGTGGTTTCCATCCGTACTTCTTTTTGAACCTTTCCGCAATTTCTTCCCTGCTCCCAGGGTTGAATGGGATCGTTTTTTCTTTTTGTTTTCCATCTTTGATTAGGCTTAGCCCCTCCTTTTGGGTTTTGTTGTTTTCTTTTGCCCAACGTTTAGCCTCTTCTGAGGCTTCCGCTTTGCTGGCAAAAACTTTATCCCCAAAGTGATAAGCCCTAGATTTCATCTTTTCAATGGTAGGGCTAAACACCTTCTGAAGCTCAGCTTGTAGCTCAACTCTACGCTTAGCCATTTTTACATAAAGTTCTTCAGCCTTTTTCTTGTCAAAGGCAAACCCATTTCTTTCTTGTAGTAAAATAGCCTGGAAAAATTTGTGTTCTAACTCTATAGCCATCTCAGAATAGTTTTTAAGCTTAATGTTCTCCCAAAGCTTTTTTGTTACCTCTACGTCCTTTGCACAATAATCCTCCATCTCCTGTGACCAGTTAGCAAAGTCGTTGGTATCCTTAAAGTCACCCTTTCTCAAGCCGATCCTATAGCCCCAAGCTTTAAGGCTATGCGATCCAATTAGGTTCTTAGGAAACCAAGCATTCTTTCGAGCAAACCCAAAGTCTCTCTCTCGAAGATCTGACCAGATAAGGCGAGTACAAACAAGAGTATCTCTAAGTGAAGCTTCTGGATAAACTCCGAATAACTTGTGAATTACTGGAATGTCAAAACCAATAATATTATGCCCAACCAGAATGTACTCATCTTTGTTTGCGTTAACTAAACGATCTACTCCCTCTTGGATGGGCTTACAATTAGGCTCATTGTTGTACCTAGTAGTCTCCCCTGTTTTGGTGTCGTGAATGACAAGGCAATGGATTACCTTTGTTTCGTCTAGCAAACCATCAGACTCAATATCAAATATAAGTTCGTTCATTTTCTAAACTCGTTTTTAATTTCTCTTAAACTATTCTCAGTTTCTTTATCCCATAAATCATATTCAAGATCCGTCATTTCAGCTATTTCTTTGGAACTTTTAATGTATTTTCTAAAATGCTCTAGCATTGCTGTTTGTTCGTTCATTTCCTTTTCTCCTCCACCTTGCGATTAGTGTAATAAGTTATCGTTTCCCTGGCAATCAATAATGCCGTGTCAACTTGGGTCTGAATAACCCTTATCTTTATGGCTTGGCAATGGTCAGATTTATCTTTCATCTTTGCCAAGCTTTTGCTTGCTCTTTCAAGCAAGTCTATTGCCCATTGTGTGCTACTTCTAATTGATTTAATCTTCATTGTAATTCCTCTGGTAAGTCAACTGGAGGCTCACCCATATCAGTAAGCCTTCCTCGTTGGGCATCGTACTCCAGATAGGAGGCAATGCCTGTTTCCCCTGTAAAACGATTCTTTAGGATTCGAACAATTGTTCTGTTCCTTGTAGTATCGTCTTGCTGATTACGTTCTAGCCCTAGCACCATATCGCTTAATTGAGCTATTCCAGCAGATCCACGGAGTTGGCTAAGTGAAGTAGTAGCCCCTTCTTCGTGTCCTCTGCCCTCTGGACGCTTTAGATGGGATACAATAATCATACCTACTTTTAATTCCTCAACTAGGGAACGTAGCTTAGTCATTGTGTTATCAATAAGCCTACGTTCATCCCCATCCCCCATTCCAGAAACAACTATGCTTAAATGGTCTAGGATAATCCAACCGCACCCACAACCCTTAGCCATATACCGAATCCTGTTCATAAGGTTGTTTGAATCCATCGAACCAAAGTGGTCGTAGGTAAAGAACTTTCCAGAAGCTAAGCAAGAATCAAAAGCTTCCTTAAGCTCTTTCTCATTTACGTCCTTGCGTAGGTGAAGTGGGGTGGACATCTCAATCCCCAGGATGCCTAGAGTTGTCCTACGCACCGATTCCTCAAGAGCTATGTAGCCTACGCTTTGTCCATTGCGTAGTAGATGATGGCTTAGCTCCCTACAGAATTGACTCTTACCTATGCCCGATCCAGCGGTGATAGTTACAAGCTCACCCTTACGCAAGCCGTGTGTCATTTTAGTAAGCCCATCGTAGGGGTAAGGAACTGCTTCCTGTAGGTCAATCTTGGTTATGTAATCCCAAAGATCGTTACCACCTACAATACCATCTGGACGATATTCCTTAGCCCTCCACATTGCATCGATAACCTCTGTGCCCTTACCAGCAACAAGCATATCATTTGCATCCTTCATAGGAAGGTAAGCAATCCTTGCCTTATTGGGAGAGAGCAAAGCACAACATTCTTTAGAAGCCTTTATACCTGGCTCATCGTTATCAAACATAAACACCACAACCTCGAACTGCTCTAGCCATTCAAGATTTTTTGCTACTGCCTTAAGAGCACCTTGAGCACCATTAGGCACTGAGACTACTGGCCATTTGTTCTGGTGGAGTTGGCTTACTGAAAGAGCATCAATCTCCCCTTCAGTGATTGTGACCATCTTAAAGTTACCCTTCCATAGGTGCATCCCATACAAGCCCATCCTGTTGGCATCCCCGATAATCTTAAAATCCTTATTAGGAAAGCGAAGCTTTTGGGCAATCACTTTTCCGTCCAAGTCCTTGTAGTTCGAGATATGAACTGGCCTACCATTGTAATAGCCCACTCTATAATCCCAACGTTTACAAGTATCGCTAGTTATACATCTCTTATTGAGATCAGTTACTTCCCCTTCTACAAACGCTTCCTGTGGCAACATATTTATAATCCTCCTTTGTTGTTCTACCGCACTCCCCTTTTCATAGTTTCTGCAAGAAAAGCAGTATCCGTGTCCATCGTCATATCTAGACAAGGCATCGGAACTGCCACACTTGGGGCAAGGTTCGTGACAAACGAAATTACTCATTTACTCTCGAACACTTCAACGCCCAAAACATTAATCCTACCTATGCCATTATTATAGCAAGCGGTATATGGAACTGGAGCAGTATCCTCTAGCTCCTTTTCAAACTCCTTAAATGATTCTTGGTTTACCCCTACACGTTTAAGTTGTGCCCCGAACTTTTCTTCGAAGCTGTTTAAAAAGCTTTTCAAATTCTTTAGTTGCATTGTTCTCCTTTAGCCAACCTTCTGGAATCCTTCCCTCTGCGTGAGGAAAGCCATTCTTGTTAGCCCATTGTGCGTAAGTTGTTTTTGTTTGTTTGTTAAGCCTGTTCCCTGACCGCTGAAAGACAATCCTAATATCAATTTCAGGAAGAGTCTTCTTGACTAGAACAAGCTTGCTCCTATCCGAGGAGCGAAACCACCCCTTTGCCTCTACAATAATTCCATTCGGCAGTATGAAATCTGGAGTGTA